GGGATCGCAGTCGCCGCCGGCCGGGTGCTGATCGCTGAGCGCACCGCTACCATCGCCACCGCCGACAAGCACGGGCTCTTTCTGTTCGGCCGGAAGCCCGCCGAAGTCCCTGATGCATAGTCACGCGAACCCTGGGTTCAGACGCAGGAACAACAACCATAATATCAATTGGTTGGCGGTTCAGGCTCTCAGCCAATAGCACTCCGTAGGTAACCAGCGAGGTAACACTCGCAACCAAAGGAGGGCTATCAATGCAGACCACGAAGCGCACTAAAGCCGAAACTGAGCAGCAAGATTTATATCGTGAGGTTGATAAAGAAATCGCCGCAGAACGCGGAAAGGCCGTCGATGCATTTAACGAGCTTTGGGCCGATTGGTTGGAAGCCCAAGCGAGAATGATACGCCCCTCAAGGTCGGACGACGCCGAAGAGGACGACCTAATAAAGCGGGCGGACGACGCTGCCGATGAAGTGATGTGGAAGATCATTCACATGCCGGCGCCCACGAGATATCAGCTGGACCGCAAATTTGAGATTCTTCTTGGCATGGCAGCCGACCCTTTTGCCGACGGGCGGGGAACAGCCATGATCAACAGCATCCGAACGGACGCCATAACGGGAGTTGACTGAACTCATTAGGGCGTCGGCTTCGGTCGGCGCCCCTCCGTGTTTTTAATCCTCCCTACGCGAAGGCCAAGAGCGGAAGAGAAAGAACCCTAACTCACTGACAAAGACGACTAGCGCCACCACAGTGACGATCAGCCTCACAAAATACTCTTCGGTGAGCAGTGGACTTAATAAAAGAATTATAAAGCTGGAGACCCAAATTAAGGTGCTGTGAACAGCCGATACGAGTTTTAATTCAACGGCTGCCTTGAGTACTTCCTTTCCCCAAGTGAGCGGATTGGATATCATATTCCGCGCGTTCCAATGAACCGTAAAGGCCGCATAACCCAATGAGTAGCGCGGCCGCCGCTAAAAACCCGATGTTGTTAATAGCGGATAGAAAATACGTGATTGCTGACAAAAGAGATAGTGCGATCAAACCACACGACACGACGAATACGACTGCCGCGCCGTTGGAAGGGAGTACGTCAATTGTAGCTCGTGAGCTATAAGTCATTCGCCCGGGATTCCTTCTGGCGACCGTCTTTTGCAGCGAGATACCGCCTCCGATTTCTCGGCTCAAGCGCCCCGCTCGACGCCGTCGGCGCTTGGGCTTTTTGTCGGGATTATTTGGTTTTGGTTTTGGCATCGGTAATCTCGCGCTCTCAGCCTATCCTGTGCCAACACTCTTCTGCAATCGTTCACTAGCACACTCTTCGTCACATAACCCCTGACTTTGGATAGTTGATCTTGCGGTTGAAGCGCGCCGTCACGCCGGGCTCTTCATAGCAAACAGCCATCAAGCCGAAAGCGTCGGCGGCGTGCGAACTCCAATCATGCTCAGGGCCTAGCTGAACGTCTCTGCGCTCGTCGCGGCGCTCGTGATAGTAGCCCAGCGCGTCACGGCCGGCCTCAGTGGTTGCCTCGTTGAACCATATCTTCGAGAACAGGCGCCTCACCGCCTCGATCCGCATCGCGGCTGCACCGGGCCCCTGATTCTTAATCACGGTCACGCTAAACTCTGCATCGCGCCAATGGTCTGCCAGGGTCTTGCCAGTCACAACACTCGTGTTGATGCCATCATGGGGGAGATAAACTTCTGCGCTTTGATAGCCGCGACTCCGGAGCTCGGCGACAACGTACCCCAATGTCTGTCCTTGAGTTTCGAGATAGTCCAGGACTAGGATTCGGTCGCCGACAAATTGAGTAACCCAGACCGCCATCGCGTCGGCTTTGGCTCCAGCGCCTCCGATGTCAACGAATAGACGCATCCTCGCCAGCGGGTCAGCCGTGACGATGCCTATGCGGTCTTCCGCCTTAGCCTGTGCAAGTCCCTGCGCGTAGTACGCCCCTGCGAACGCTGTAGCGTAGTCACCCTCCCAAATATGAAGGTAGCGGTCGGCATAGCGCTCGCGATCTAACTGACGCTCCTCTTCGAGCGTGGCTGAATGCCAAGGGTTATGACGCCAAGAGGCTTTCACCACGATGGCGTTGTCTGGTTTCTGACCTCTGAGGAATTCGTCGATAGCATCGGACTTGCGACGTGGGTTCCAGCTCGCCCAGATCTGAGATCCTTCTGCCCGAATGGTGGGCCTCAGTAGCGCCAGGCTGCGATGCGATAGAGATTGAGCTTCCTCGATCCAAGCGACGTTGAAGCCTTCGAGTGACTTGATGCTCTCGGCGTTGGCGTCCTGCATCCCCTGGAAGATGATCAAACCGCCCCCGGGAGCCTCGATCCTGTCATTCAGGACGCGGAATGAGCTTCCAACCCCCATCGAGACAATCTTGGACTCGATGAGACGCTTGGACGATTGCGCCAAGGTTCGCTGAATCTCCCGGATGCACACTGCTAGAAGCCCACGTTCGAGCAAGCAGCGCTCAACCAGCAGTTCGGCGAAGAAGTGGGACTTCCCGCCGCCTCTTCCGCCATGGGCGCCAAGGTATCGGGCGGGGTCCAATAGGGGCCTGAACACGCGAGCGGTTGGAATCCGCATCAAGCAACACTCCCGTCTCGTGGGTACTCGATACGGCGCCTGTTAAACTCAGAGTCAGCCATGCGGGTGGCCTGTACGGTGCGCGGTGACGGTGGCGTGGTGAGTGCAGGCGGCTCCTCCTCGGGTCTATCGGGTGGATCGACCATGACGCGTTCTATTACGAGTATCTGGTCGCGTTGGGCGCCAGCGGCTACCAGGCGCTCAACGGCCTCGGTGGGGTCCTCGTCTATCACCCGGATTGCGAGCTGTGGGCCACGGCGCTTAGCTTCGAGCTTGGCCTTCAGTAGAGCGATTTCCTTGATGACGTTTTGCTTGGCCATCAGGCTGCGGCCTTGAGCTTGAGTGGCCGCCGGTCGAGAAAGGCCGGCAGCTCGGGATAGCCGTTGGCGTCGATCTCAATCGAGGCCTCTGCTTCCAAAGAACGGTACGAGCCTTCCGGCAGGAGCGAGGCCTTATAGGTGTCGTATGCGTCTAGCTTGGTCGGCTCGGGCATAAGAGCGGGCGGAGCCTTGTGGTCCACTCGTATCGATGCCTTGACGTTGATCCTCCAATGCTGATCATCGCCAATGACCTTGGAATAGGTCCCATCCTTATTCAGCTTGCTGGCGAGCCATACTCGGCCCCTCTGGCCGTCCGGACAGACGAAGCTAATCGGATTGTCCTGATCCTGTTGCGCGAGTATCTGCGCTCGCACGAAAGCCCCAAAATCAGGGGTTTGGGGGTGTTTGCAAGATACTGTTTCTATTGCGGTTTTATGACCATTCTCCGTGCTTCCCGGTAGGGTGGTAGCCAAGTGCCTTTTCCGAGGCTTCTTGACCCCTATTTCCGCTCGCCGCACGTCATAGGCATAAGCCTCCCGACAACGCTGTGAGCAGAAGCGCTGAGTCTTCCGCTGGGGATGGAAGATCTCCTTGCAATGCCGATAGGCACAAGATTCACCCTTTGTTCCAACGCCAGTCTCACCCGTCAAAATCATGAGTTTTCAGCCTTCTTGTTACCTTACTGTTACCTATTATTTATCAATGTCTCAAACAACGCTTGAAATCCGCCATTTGGCCTCTCCCTCATAGGAAGAGACCGGACTTAAAAACTGAGTCATCACAAGGCGCGACCCGTGATAATCTGGCGGTGGCTCTCACCGAGCCATCCCATGACAGCAACCTCGAGCCCCGAGCAGTATCCGCGTCCGGGGCTTCTTTTTATCGGCCTATGCAGACCTCGGCCTGAGCTGAACGACGTTATGAGGCTCTTGCTTGTCGATCGCCTCACGCAGCTCAGCTAGTTGAGCTTCTACCGCGCCAGTTTCGAGGCACTTAGCCAGCATACCCAACACAGTCGCTAGCCTATAAGCTACCAGGCTATCTATCTCTCCACGCCTAGACTGCTTGTAAAGCCTAGCTATTTCTGAGCCTACCATTGAGACAGTGCTCAATTTACCTATTCTCGTTCTTCTCTTTTGTGCCATTGGGTTTCCTGACCTTAGCTATGTAATGTAAGGGGTGTTAGTATACTCAGTGTGAGCATATAAAGGGGGTGCGTTGTTTTTTAAAAGTAGCGGGCTGTTTGCCGTCCTTGTGACGCAAAACGCGAGTGAAGTGGTTTGCCAATTCAGGGAGCCATACCAAGGAGACAAAAATGCGCTTATTCGTACTCACTGCGCTCGCCATCGCCGCGTTCGTGGCGACCATGACTATCGACCGCACTGACGCCAATGCCGTGGTCTGTGCCCGGGGCGTCCACCGCGCCGGTTGCGTCGGGCCGCATGGTGCCGTTGTCGTGCATCGCCGATATGGCTACTAAGTGACGGCCCGGCTGGTCCTTGTTGTTCTTTGTTGTTGCAATGCCTAGCTGCCACCTTAGTGACTTGAGGCCACGCCTCGCCTTTACTCGGTGGCGCGCTGAGCCTTTCCGCCATCGCTATTGGCCATTATCGCTAAGCTGCGGCCCTAGGATGCCCCCAGGAATACCGCGCATCTGATAACCGGCGCGCATTAGCGGCGTGCCTGGAATGTGTCCTGCCAATCCAGCACCAAACCCAGCCGCGAGCGCGGCTTGACCTAGAACCTTTGGCGAGTGAAGGGCGGCGGCTCCGAGTAGGAACGGGTTATGCAAAGCACCGACGCCAAGCGCGAGAGCTGTCCCACCCGTGCTCATCGAGGCCGGGATGGCTGCTATCCCGCGAGGAGGCCATGAGGCCGCAGCACGTCCCGCAAGAGCCGGCATCAGGTCAGGCGCACCGTATTGAGCGAGCTGCGTAGCAAGATTGTATCTCTGGTCAAAGTTCGCATTCACGTTATTCCGCATCACGCTATCGAGCTTGCGGAGAGTGGTGTCGATAGGCGCTCCGGTCTTGGCTGACAGGGTGCTCTCCATCTCATGGATGAGGTCGCTAGCGTCCGCGTAATTCTTCATGATCGTCGCATAGCGAGGGTCTTGTTTAACGATCTGGTCCTTGACTACATTGTAAATCTGAGACGCGACGGCGTGCTCAGGGGTGCCCTGGGGCTGGCCTCCGAGAATATCTCCAAGCTTTTGTTTAAGAGCATCGACGCCAGGCGCGGCTTTGAACATCCCAGAATCGAAGTTGGCATAGTCGCCTCCCGGCAAGTAGGCGTCTGCTTGGGCAAGTGACGATCCATAGTTCTTATTGAACCAACCTACGACGCGGGGATCGTTGGCATTCGCCCGAAGCATATCGACAGCCGTAGGCAGGCTATCCCAATTGCGAATCGTGTCGTCCATCTGCTGACGGACCACG